GCCCAAGTTTTTAGATAATCTACCACTTTGGTAAAAGCCTCCCTTAACCAGGGATAACCAGCACCATTAGGCATATTCAAAAGACTTCCGTACTTAGGTTTACCCTCAGTAAACCAGTTTTTGCCCATAGAAGATTTAGAATACATCTCCTCAGCCAAAGGAATGCACATTTCCTCAAGAGCGGTAATAGTGTCAACAGCAACATACTTGTAAGGATAACCCGCTTCTTTGATAGCTTTACCAATAGCGCGGATATCATCAATAGATCTTGCTTTTAATTTAACAGCATCTACATAATCAGAACCATCTTCTAAGTCTAGGATAAGACAATTATCTAGATTAGCCAGCAAGGTAGTTTTACCCACCTTAGGTTTAGAGAAGATAATAAGGTTCTTTGGACTTTTAGTCTCAGCAGAGACCTTGGTCATTGGCAATACTATTTCGCTCATTTACCTGATATAAGATTGTTTAACCAAGATTTTGTGCTAAGAGGTCTGCCAGTCATAATGGTAGCAAAGTCTCTAATAGTCATTTCATCAATTGGCGCATCATCTATAAGATCTTGACCAAATGATTCAAATGGGTCTGGAGTCATTTTTTCCTTAGGCATGTTAACCTTAATTAGTTCACTGACAGGAACCAAATATCTTACATGTCCTAAATCATTGGGCTCAGTAGATTCATACTCTTCTTCCCAATGTGGATTATAACGCCACATCCATAGAGTTCTATTGCTATCCTCAGAAACATAGTCTCTGCTAACAAACTCAGTATAAATGTCTCCCTCTCTTTTTAGCTCACTAGCAAAAAAGCTAATATAAAGCTCATCTTTTCCATGTGGTCTATAAGCCATCTTAGGAAAGAATAAAGCATTACTTACTTGTAGAGCATCAAATATTGGTTGATGCTTTTCTCTTAGCAGGGCAATCTTTTCTTTACTTGTTAACTCAGCTTTTGTACTTATACTCATATTACTTATTATTTAGAAATTCTTCTTTCTTGCTGAGGCGGTGTCTCCATCTCAGTAACTTTCATTTTCTCAAACTCAGCTTTAAAGAAGCTCATTCGGTTATCACCATTCCTACATTTCAGGAAGTGCATAACAAGAACTCTATCATTCTCTATTACAAATCTGTCCGGACCATAGAATCTAATCTTCTGTTTACCGGGTCTATTGAGCCCTATAAGAGTATCAGCATGCTGCAATAGAGCATCTGATCCAAATATATCAGACTCAAGGATGTAATTACCATACTTACCGTCTTCATTCCTCTCAGGATTGTCAATACTACGGTTAAGCTGGCTCAGAATAATAAATGCAATAGGATACCTTCTCTTCAGTTCGGTAATAGCCTCACCTAGATTATACAGGGTATCATACTTGTCCTTTTCAAAAGGAGCTTTTTTAAGCAAAAGAGAGTGGTCAAGGGATACAATAGTCTTTGTATACTCAAAGCTACCATCCTCATGTCGGATAGCATGCTGTCTCATATACAGAGCTATTTGTTCCTTAAACTCATTTACTGTAATAGGTTCTTCTACTACATCAATTGGGAACCCAATTCTCTTTTTGGCATAATCATAACATCTTACCAAATCTTCATTGGTAAGCTTTCCATCTGCACTACACAAGTATTTATAGGTTCTGCCTATAACACTTGAGTACTCTCTGATAGCGCTGGTTCTAGCCAGCATCTCAAACTGAAACTCTAGCACTCTGAAAGTTTCCCCTTCATTCCGTTCAAAAGCTTCCCTAATAATCTGATCCTTAATCAGGGTTTTGCCGGCACCGGGTCTACCACCAATAACAGTGAGTGAGCTCCATTCTATACCATCTGTAGTTGCATCATTAAACTTGGTCCACGGAGTCTTAATACTTTTAATCCTACCTTCCATTCTCCCCTTCATGTATTCAAGAGATTGCTGAAAGGCTTCTTTCTGGCTTTTCCAGAGGGTGGGTGTCTCCATGTTGTTTAGATAAAAAAAGCACAAAGGCGATTACCCTTGTGCTATAATTGACTGCAGGCTCAAAACTAAATAAAAATTATGACTCAAACAACTTTTTCTGAGAAATGATTTCTATCATCTTGATAATCACCACTAATAATTTGTGCACAATAGTTAGCCAATTCAGAGTCACGAGTTCTATCAGGATTTGATTTACTGATGAAATACTGAGAGGTTCTCATGTACAGAAAATTCTTAGTCTCATACTCATCTACATATAGCTTTGTAGCTTTTATAACCGTATCCCAATCATACTTGTAGGTCTTAAAGAACCAGTCAAAGTTGCTTCTGATGTTCTTCTTGTCAGCTCTTGCTTGCTTACCACTAGGTAGCTTACCTTTTGGAAATATTTCTAGGTAAGCCATAATAAGCTCATCAGTTAGTTCTAGTTTAGGTTTAACAGTCCCCTTTGATTTAGGAATTCTTTCTAGAATATCTAGTCCCTCTGGTAATAGAACACCATTCTCATCAATAATACCCTGGTTTTTGAGAACTCTAAACTCAGTATGTACATTGATATTCAATGGTTTAGTCTGTGTACCAATACACCAGATAAGATATAGCTGGTTAGGACTTAGACCTGTTTCTTTTAGTAGGGGGAGCCAGATGTTCATTTTCTCGTTTTTCTAAGTATTCATTAAACTCTTGTATAATTAAGTTAAAGATCCGAGTAAACTCAGTGTTCTTTACAAATAAATGATCTTCAACTTGGTGACAAGCATGTATACAAGTACAGTGCTTTAGTCCGACAAACTTTGCAATTCCAAAATAAGTGAAACCATGTTCTCTAGCCAAGTAGATTAGACTGTGGCGAATATATACATTTTTCATTTGACGTGAGCTGGTTTTGAAAATACCATACTTAGTATTACCAAACTTTACCAATTCAGCCATTGTAAATTCATGCTTTATCAGTTTACCTGAATAATCAATTACACACATTTCAGCTTTTAACTCATCTATGCATAATTGGAGTTCAGTTATGCCCGTCTTTAATTTAGAGAGAGCACTTTCTAAGTGCTTAAATTTCTCATGAGTTAACTCTACCATATAATTTTAGGTTTACCCTGTAATTCTAAACATTCATTAATCTTATTAAACATATCACTGTAATTCCAAATAGAGCCTTTGTATGCGGCAGCAGCAGGATGCTCTACAGCTATTTTACATCCAGTGTCTGGTATTAAATCCATATACTCCTGAGCTTTCTTACCTAGAAATACATAGATAGTATCAGGTTTAGTCCAAATAAGAGCATCTAGCACATTTACCAAAAAGGGGCGCCAAAGTAATTGGTGTGTACCTGGTTTACCAATAGTAGTAGTAAATGCACTATTTAATAACAGCACACCTTGTTTAGCCCATCTGTCTAGATTATTAGTAGGATTAGCATCCCGGTATTCTTCTGGTACAGATTCTTTTATAGCCTTAAAAATATGCTGAAGTGATACCTCAGTTTTATCCTTAATACTACAAGAAAAAGCCAAACCATCCGCTACCTCAATTTGCGGGTAAGGGTCTTGCCCTATAATAACCACATTGACTTTATCAAAAGGACATTCTTCAAATGCCCTAAATATGTACTTCATTGGAGGAGTAAATCTCTTGCTATCCATTGCTTCCTTTAGCAATATATCAAGGACTTTATCCATTTCAGAGCCTAATAAAAAAGACCGCAGTCTTTCATCCCAGCCACTGATTTCTAGCTTTTTATATAATTTTTCTTTTACATCTTGTAAGTTTACTGAACTTATCATATTTTTGTAATTATTAATAATTTTAAATCATGGCCAAAGCAAAAAACAACATCGAAGAGGCTAATGTAGTAGCAGAAACTACAGCTCCTGAAACTAACACTAACATTGCAGATGTGGAAATTATTCCATTTGATTGCACAGTAGATCTAAAAGTATCAGGTGAATTCATTGCTCGCTTGAGCTTATTCTTGACTAACTTCTTTCCTTATAAAGATCAAGAACACTTTAACCAATTAGTTAAAGATGTAAAGGAGAAAACTAATCAGGATGACCCACATGTTTACCACTTTACTACTCTTGTTGCTTTACAAGCTCACATTGAAGAGCAAGCAAAAGCTCAAAAAGTAACAAAGATGATTAAAATAGACAAAACTACAGGTAAGCCTGTAGATGAGAATGGTAATCCTATTCAAGAGGAAAATCAACCTGCTCCCCAAGCTGAAGCGCAGCCTGAATCGCAAGGCTAAGTTCTTCTTTAGAACACTCAGCAAATGACTTTACATCACCATCGCTGTTGTAGAGTCCAGCTTTTGCTTTAACTATATCCTTAACTTCTTCATGACTGTACCCGAGATGGTTAGCTAATTCTCGGGTGCAGGCTTGGAGTTTACTTATCTGAGCATATGTACCATCTGTACTCAGCTCTTCATAGGTAACCTGAATAGTGGTACCTTCTTCTACATTCTTTAAATAATTTTGCAGTGTGTACTTATCTATGTCTCTTTTAGGGACAAGTTTCCCATCCTCCATTTTCAGGAGAAC